GGTCGTTTTTTAATTATACGTCCTACCTCAGACTTAAGATACTCAATAGATGGATTGTTTGGCAAGCGTTTCCCGTCTTTATTAGTTAAGTAATAAATCCAAAGAAAATCTGATAGCTTCTTTACGCTACCATCAATCTTGCCAAACAACATCCATGCTTCTTTCTTTGTATCAATCCTTGTATTCTGAAGTTTTGCTTCTTCATCTTCAAAGACTAATGCAAATTTATAAGTACCCTTATTGTATCGTTCATCCCATGAAGGTGCTATCTCATCAGTATTGACTTCAAGAATTTTGAAATTTATGAAATCATTAATGTTTGATAGATCAAGAAATAAACCATTTTTATCAATCTGCACTGCTTTATTGATCCAGTAGTTTTCTTTATGAGGCTTCATTACGTTAAGAGCATCAGCATCTTTTAAACCAAGTTCTTTTGCTACCCTTACTCGCTGTTCCTCAGTAAGACCTCTAAGAGGATCAACAATAGTACCGGAACGCTGACTGCGAGGCGTAACATACTCTCTCTTTGCTCCGGTATTCATAAATGCACTGTCTGAGTTTTCGGGAAGCCAATCACTTGACCTCCTTACTGGCATAACCTTAACTTTACCTGTTCTTAAGTATCCTACACTTAATCCTTTTACAAATGTTTCCATGCTGCTATTTTATTTATTTAACGTTTATCCAAGGATTGCAGGACGAATGGTTGCACAACGAGTAGGATCTTTTACCATCACACCACCTACGAATGCCCTATGCATTGTATAACCATCTTTTCCATTACTCATAAACCTGTTAGGCATATTAGGCTGGAACGGATCACGAAGACCAGGTTCCATACCCATGATATCACTGCCATTCTTTACATAGACAGGACGGATGTTATCTTCTCCACCGACTTTACCTACGTTCAGAATCTGATATTCGTATGACTTAGCCACACCACGGCCTGACGGATGCATAATCTTGTTACGCTCCTTGTCATCATATGCAGGGTCAACAAGTACAGGTATGATTGAGCCATCAGGGCCTTTGTATTCAACAAAGTGATCCTTGAAGCCAAATCCACCGGCTTCATCATAAATGAGTTTGTCAGTCTGTAATGGAGTATAAAGAGTAGTATAATCCTTGAGTGCCTTACTCCAGTTGTAAGCACCCCACTTACCTGTCCTCATGACAATCTTACGTGCTTCACCGTAACCTTTTTCGTTATCGGTAAGATCCATAATATGCTCAGTCAGCCATTCAATATCAAGTTCATACCCGTTGTAGTACGATAAGTTACTTGATTCAATTTGCTGCTCAAGACCAGCACCCTGCTCAATTTCAAATCCAGAGATATCCTTCTGTAAGAATAGCCCATCAGATGTACGGTTAAGAGTAGCAAAGTTCAGGAGTTTGTCTTTCATATCCTGGAACTGCTGTTCAAATTCCCAGTCTGCATACTGTGTCCATGTAGTAAACAGCTTCTGCTTACCATTCTCATCAACTGCAGGCCATGAGAAAGCAACAGGACGAGAGATCATGTTTCCCGGATGCGTTACTTCCATACGGATCATTGAGAATACGTTCCTCATAGCAAACGGGCTGGTATAGTTAGGCGTACCTCCCTTAACGGAAAGTGTCTTGCTAACAATTGACCACTCTTTGCTGAACTTCTTACCTGCAAGCAGTTCTTCATTCGGAATGAATAAAGTCTGATCTCCTGTAAAGAGTTCGCAAGTATACATCCACTGTCCTGCACCATAAGGCTCAGGAATACCTACAATACGAATAGGATATACTGAATTCCTTTCACCAACAATAATGTTAGTATCTGAGAAATATCTTTCGGGAAATACTAACTGGAATCTCGCACCTGCAATACCAGTCTTGGTCGTGGTAGCGGTAGTTACCTGTGCCCCATATGAAAAGCAAGCGACAAGAGGAATATTCTTTCTTGAGTCTCCCTGCAGATGCCATCTGAAATCAGCATCGGTATCACAATAGAACGGAGTAAACTGCCTTAAGATCATGCCAAAGTTTAATCCTTTATTTGCACGATAAAGCATTGTAACCAGATTAGATGTTTCAGTGGGTTTTTCCTGGTATAACGCACCTAAATGGTTCGTAGTAACAAGACCACTGAAATCTTTCGGTTCATATTCCTGTAATGGAGAAATAAGTTTCATCTCTTAAAAGTTTACATTATTTTAATATCTGGAAAGATTATTTTTTCGGGACTCTTTCCTTCTGTTTTCTTTTTCTCTATAGTCAGACCCTTCCCGCTTGGGCCTCCAGCCTCATCCTTGAGCTTAGAGGCAAGCTTTTCTGCAGCCTTAGAAGTGATCTTCTTATTTAATTTACTTAAGTCAAAATCCTTTTTGAACATACCTTGTTCAATAAAGTAATTGAGCCTTAAATCAAATAAAATGCGATCTTCTGAACGTACCTTATTGATAAGATTGATAGGGATTTTCTGGCCATTAATTGTACGCATCTCTACTGGCTTAGTCATGAGGTCATAAAGTTTAGTCTTCTCTGCAGCACTAATCTTAATCCCTGGCAGAATCTCTTCCATAGAGTTGATCGTTGTCTGGATCTGCGTCTGTAATTCCTTCTCTCTCTTTTCAGCGTTACGTTCTTCTTCTTCCTGCTGACGTATTAATTCCTGTCTTTGTTTCTCTATAAAAGCATTGATGTCATCTCTTGCTTCTTTAGCTTCCTCAAAGAGTCGTTCATCATCTTTTGCTGCTTTTACGAATACCTGTACTTTCTTGTCAGGTATACCTTTCAACTTAAGATTCTGAGCAATTATTTGTTCCTGGAGTTCTTCTGAGTCAGCAAGCACTTCATCAGTGACTTTGCCATAAGCATCCTCTATAGCAAACTGATGTTCTGCCTGATCTTCAGGTACTCCTTTTTCAATTAATTCTAAGTAGCTTTTCTGTTTGTCGGATAATGAGTTCTTAAACTCATTCTTGCCTTCCTCAATATACGCTTTCTGAGCATCAAGATATGTCTTAAGTGCTTCAGAATATTTCTTACCTTTGAGTTCATCAAGGTTCAGGGTGGGGAGAATGCCTTCCTCATAAAGTGTAGCAGCATGGAGAAAAAGTGGTGAATCCTCTGTAATTATTGCATCCTCCTCATCCTCTGAACTGTTTCCTTCAGCAGCTTTGGCCGGACTACCACCTGTTTCTTTCTCCTTCTCTTTTTCTGTTTCTTTACCTTCTACACTATCACTGGCACTAAATGCCGCAAAATCTTCTGCCGTATCTGGCACTTCTATCTTCTGTGAAAAATCTATTCCTCCTGTAGTAGTTGAACTAGACTCACCTTTTCCTTCTTCTGTTTTACCAGGCTCACCACTTCCCGGTACAACCATACCAAGCCCTGCTTCAATATCTTCGATACTGATATTTCCGAAAGCGCCTGCGTTTGATTGTGTGTCATTTTTTCCCATACTGCGTTTAATTAACAATTTTACTATTTATTTAAATAACTCTCCATACTGTTTAACTTATCTTAAATTATGATTTATATTCATTTTATTAAGCTGCTGTTGTCTTCTTTGATTTCTTTAGCTGTAGCTCTTGCATAAACTGAGATCTTTCTTCTGCCATTTCTCTATTAAACTTCTCATTCTCTGCTTTTAACTTCTCCATCTCAATCTTAAGCTTATCCTTTGCAGCTTGTATATCTGCTTCTAGCTTACGTGACTCAAGATCATTCTTATCTGATGCCTCTTGTCTCTTAGCATCAAGCTCCATCTGTTTAATTACTATCTCATTCTCAAGCTTACGTATCTCTACACGCATCTGCTGATCAAACTTCATCTGATCCCACTTTATCTGTGCTTCTACACCACTCATCTGAGCCTGCTGTGCTGCCTGTGCTTCTGCTTCTTTCTCACTAAGGCGTATTTCTTCTGCTTCTTCCATCTTTCTACCTACTGCTGCAATACTCTTTGATCTCATTATCTCAAACAGATCTTTGAACTTAGCAGTATCATTCTGTAGTGCAGCATGAGCATACTGACGTATAAACTGGAATAACTCAGTGTCATCGTGACCATCACTTAAGTACATACCATATGATGTCTCTGATAACATTGGCCCATCAATATTAAGTACTCTTCCTATAAGACCATCATCCATTATGTTAAGTGAGAAATTCTGATCTCTATAGCAATACTTAGCAGTCTCAAGATTTAATTCAAGTAGTCTTAGTTTTGTATTATCATGAACAAAGAAGTAGGGTTCAGTAATAAATGTTGACTGCTGTAGTGACCTGTTTATGCCACCAAGCGTTTCCCTATTACTTACTTGTCCTTCTCTTTGTGGTGTTATACCTGTTATCTCATTAATCTCATTCTTAATATACCTTGCAAATTCTAGGTTTGATATAATAGCATTTGATGAGTCAAGATTCATTGTTGAAGGTGCTCTGTTGTTAAGATTGCTTAAAAGCTTACCAGTAGCTGCTCCTTCATTACCCTCCTTAAATGAGTTTGTTATAAACCAACCATTAAGTTCAGCATACATCATCCATATATCAGGTTCCCATCCATCAGGTATACGTGCAAGATCTAACTCAGCAAGGATACCCTTATTCCTTGCCATAGCTAGTTCTGCTCTTGTCATTGTTATATTATATAGGTATTTATAAGGACGTATCCTGTCAACAAGTGAATAAGCTTTCTCACCTATAGTATATATAGTACCAACATAAGGTGACATTACTCTTGACGGGTTATTGACTGTCATTCCTATTCTAGGCAGTCTTTCCATCTTAATATATATACCATCATTTACGTTGCCTATACAGTAACCTTGCCACCATTCCTTTAGCCATTGCCACTGAACTTTTTCTCCTAGTTCTGTATTTGGTACATAATTCTCAGATACATAATCATGAAATTCTTCTCCATCTTCATAATATGTTCTGTATCCCGCTTTACCTAATGACTGCCATACAACTCTTGATACTCTTATATTTCCCTGGTCGTCAAATCCACCACCAAAAAAGAACCTATCAGAACTATTTAATGGTATATGTTGTGTACCATATGCCAGAACATATTCTTCTGAC